CCAGACATGGAAGCAGGCGACATACTTGACTTGCTTCGAGGTACCGACATAAGCGCAATCCCAACCCAAACTGCCGCGCTGACGGAACTTGCAACCCTGGACCTGCTGAAGTGCGTTGGTAGACGGTGTATCGAAGTCCAGGGTTGCAAGTTCCGTCAGCGCGGCAGTTTGGGTTGGGATTGCGCTTATGTCGGTACCTCGAAGCAAGTCAAGTATGTCGCCTGCTTCCATGTCTGGGGATGCGGATGTCGTATCGGAGGCAGTGAGTCTCCCGGGGAAAGGCGTTTGAACAACAAAACAGGTAAGTCTGTAAGGCACCCATTGGCCGGATAAATAGCTGAGTTCGAATTCTTGTATGAGCACAGGCAATGTCGTCGAGCTCCATGTAAGCGGAACAGGTAATCCTTGGCGTCTCAGATATTCAACTGATTGGATTCTATCTATGGCGTTTGCCCCCGAGAAAATCCCATTGAAAGTGACGACTTCCACGTCTTGGCCAAGGGAGTCCGTTATCGACAGGCCGGAGCCTAGATGGTGGACCGCAAGACGCTGTCTAGATCTAAGCAGTACTCGCTCGGGTGACTCTAGGCCCACAAAAGAAAATGAGCCCAACGTTAGGAGGGCGTCTGCCATCGCGGCTAACTCCGACTGGAGGCAATAAAGAAGCATATTGTTTGCGCGTCACAGCCCGCGACATAACTTAAGCTTTTCCCGTCTTGTCGCGTGGTTGGAGACCTGAGTGCTTACGTTTCCGTGGCTAATTTCTCCATAGCGGCTTCACGTGCCTGCGGCGATCGATAATTCAGGGCGACATGCGGTTGGACAGGGTTGTGCCAGCCGTCGAAGAAACTGGCGCGGGTCATATTGGCCTGGGACGCCAGACGGCGACGTTCCGGCAACTCCCATTCGGGCGGGACGACGAAGCTATCGCACACGGTGTCTTCATGAGGATGACCGACCGATCGGATCGACGGTCGCCTGCCGGCTTCCTGACAATTTTCGAGGAGTGTGAATGATGTGGGCTGGCTGCCCTGGTCGCCTTGGTGAATAACGCTGCCGGGCCGGCGCGCCGGCCGCCATTTCCAACACGTCCGGCACAGGCTCAGCACGAAAATGATTTGCCATGGGCCAGCCGGCGATCGTGCGACTGCGGGCGTCCAGTATCACGGTGAGGGAGAGAAAGCCGCCCACCGTTCGCACGAAGATGGTGGCCGCTACGCGGACCTGGTTCGGTCTCAAATCAACGGCATCGCGGCCTACCATATCGGGCGCCTGCCGCGTATTCTTATACCGCCGTGTGGTTATCACCTTGGTGGCGGCTGGCCAGCCGGTATCCATAAGGCTCGCCGTTCGCGTCGGCCGCGCGAGGCGCTTGCGCCCATGCTGATGACCGAAGCCCCAAAGCGCGGCGTGCATCAGAGGCGTCCCTTACGTCTGGAGCGAACTGGCACGGACGGCCCGCACCCGCTTCATCGGCAAAGTGTTGGCGGTGGCGACGGCGCGATCCGATGGCGGGGCGGTATCTCCAGACATGATAAGCCGCCTCTGAGACACCAGGCACGCGTGGCAATGTCGCGATCAAAAAGACCGCCTGATTTGCGTGATTGAACTCGACGAGCCGAACGGGACGGCTCCGATCTCTCTCGCGAACCAGTCGGCGGCTTGGGAGAGAATCTCGCGACGCCATCATGTTCCCTCCGGCGGTCCCCCTTTGTCCCTTGGTTCGCGCGACCCGGCCGAGGATCGATCGCGATGTTGGTTTGAACTTGCGGGCAAGGTCATCCGGGTCGCGACCGGCGCGGACCAAATCACCAATCTCACCGCGAAACTCAGGCGAGTAATCCTGAGGTCTAAAGGGCATGGAATGAACCTCCCGTGCAAGTCGGTCCAGCTCCATCAAGGCGGGTCAACTCCGACCTCGAGATCACCCGAAATGGCTTTCGGTAGGAGCCCAAATTATGACCGCATCGAAGTTCTATTGGGGCGGAGAGGCTGTGTTTGAAAGTACTGGTGGTCTGGTCCTTTCGATCCTACCCGCTGTAGTTTATCTTGATCCATTTGACTGGATGTGCAAGCACTCGGAGTGCTGACAAATGGTCGGTTCGACTGACGGTGGTTTACACGTTGACACTATGGAAGAAATGCGGGTCCGATGTAGCCTCTCCCGTACTGAGGTGCTACTTTGATCCGTGATCGGGTCAGATCATAATGTGATGGGTATGCGTCAATCAATCCGAATCCGTCTGTTGGCCCTTAGATTATTTCGGTGTCCGAAGCGCTAAGGAGAATCGGTAATGGTCGATACGCTTACCTTTCTCGCCACGTTACAGATAAACGCACTGATTGAACTTTATGGAGAATTACGGCATTCGCTCATCGATAGCGTTGATAGTCGACGACATAGTGTGGCCGCCAACCATTGCCTTCTTCGTTTGCGTCGCGGCCGGCTGTCGCGACAGCAACACCAATAGCCCTGCGCTGGGCGAGTACTGTCCCCGAGTTCCCTATTCGATTAGTGAGGTACCACTGTGCTATGCATTCGGTGCCAAGTCTTTTGATTCGGATCGACTACCCGAGCTACCAATGCCCGGTCCATTGGGATGCGCATCTGGATTGTCTCCCAATCCATCTATGATTAATGAGCAAGCGTGATGCATGGTTAATAGTCTTTAGGACGCGCTATGCAATGATCGATGGTCGGTCGACAGGACCATCTGTTGGAGGTCAACCAAACTGATCAAGTTCTCGCAGCGCGTGAGAAAAACACCATCTATCACGATTAGTTAACGAAAATGCAATATCAAAGGGCACGCCGTTCCGGATGAGGAAAAGACACTCAACTAGCTCAGCGTGCCCGCGGCGTTTCCCTCGGACGGTCTCTCGAACAATGACGATGAATCATCGCTCTCACCCAGAAGTTCCGCGACAGCTCGAAGCCCGCAGTCGCCTAATTCGGAAACCGCCATCTCAATTTGACGTTCATTTATTGGTGTCGGCTGAGGAATTCCGTTAATGTCGACGACCGATATCGCCAATGCAGCCATGTTTAGCCACGTATCATTCTGTGATAATTCAGCCCCTGCTGCCTTAAATAACCGGAGGCGGTCCAAGGCATTTATGCGTCGAACTGTGAGACGCCGCCCCAGAGAGTCGTGAACTTCGACTGCCTTACAAGCATTGGAAATTATAAGATCGGATGGTATCGTCACATGCGCATCCTTCGTGATGCGAAGAAGTCGAGCTTCTGTTTCACCGCCGAATCTCCTCGCCATTGACCAGCATTTGACAGTCGAAAGACAACCGAATCATATTGGTAAGTGGTAGTAGAACCATCTACCTCCGAGACGTACTGATACATGGAGCTCGTGCCGGTGACAGATCCATTGAAATAGTCCTGTTCTGTCGTGGCAATAAAATCCTCGACTACAGAGTCACCACGCTCTAGATCAAAGCTCCCCTCCCAACCTTTCGGAAGCTCTACGCCCAGTTGATTTCCATCTAGCCGATTAACCCGAACTGATTGGGTGACTTGCCGACTTTCAAATCCAGTGACGTGATTTAGACTTATCTGTCCGGAAGGTCCAATAACCACCAGCTGAGCGTCCCGTCCAACCGAAAAGACCGAAATCGCCATCGTTTTACTCCTATTGACCCGGTTGACCAGATGGCAGTGTCTGCACTGCTACCTGTACTGTCTGTCCACCCTCCAGACTTATAATGAAGATTTCATTAATCGATTGGTACCGAATCTGAACATTCGCCTGGACATATCCAAGGCCAGTCATGCTGGGTGGGTTGTTCGAAATATCGCAAATAACACTGTATGGAAGTGTTCCGTCAGTACTGCCGAGCAAGCCTTGGTTCAACATGTTCTGAAGGAAAGATAGCAGCGTACCTCGAATATTCTGAAACAGGCTTGCCGTGATAAGTTGACCAACATATTGGCCCATTCCGGCGGAAAGGCTCTGCGCAATGAAATTCGTGAGTCTGGGATAATTATCCCCATTTCTTGTCACATCTGAGGACGAGTTTTTGCCTCCTCGAACACCCCAATACGATCCGGCCGGCTGAGGGTTCGCGATCACATCGATCCCCGCGCTAAAGAGTGTAGCCAGGTCCGCCGAAGAATATTTTAAGGTCTCCCCAGACTGCGGTTGCCCTGATGTCTGACTGCCTATGACGCCGTAAAGCTGCTTGTTCAAGCTAGACTGCTCAGGCGAGAGATTCGCGAGGCGGCCGGCTGCAAAGCCTTGTGGAGATACGAGGCGAATCAAACCATTTGCCTGATCTGACCACCACAACCAGTCTCCGAACATTAACTTAGCCGAATAACAGTCAAGACCTATAGACTGCTTGACAGTTACCGCGTTTGAAATCGAGTCGCCAGCTGGTCCCGTGAGAATAAAGTATACCCCTTCGTCAAGACTAAACGAGGCCTGCGCCGACCAGGTCTGAGGGTCGTCGGCGTCAGCCAGTAGCGCCAAGCCGCATTGCTGTCCTCTCAGGGCATACATACCCGTTCGGGAACTGCCATCTTGTCCTAGCAGCTGGCTTGGCCCGATACCTGCCGCTCCGTCAGAACCAGCGGTTGCAGACCCGAGGTTTAGTGAGAAGTTGCTTGGGGTACTCGTATTCCCATTCGGTTGGATTGTAATCAAACGGGATGCCGACCGCTGCACGCCCGCGCCAGCGTTGATCGCGTTGGCCAATGAGAGCCAAAAGGCGGCGCCTTGCCCGGTAATGTTATCGAATACTTCGGGCTGAATACCTGGCATACTGGCAATCAACATCCAACTCGCCTGCTGCGAGCCAGGTTGAATGGTGACGCTCACTTGATTTCCGAGGGAACCTGTGTACAAAGCTCTTATCATTGTTGCGGTGCCTGGTACGACAGCCGAGGCAAATGTATCGGTCCCATCCGAAACCCGGACGCCTCTAAAATTCTGCGCCCCTTGCTGTACTGCGATCGCTATTTGCGTGCCCATGTCGTACTTTCTGGGCATAACAGGACCAAAGTTCACATAATATTCCGACATCGACCCAAGGATCACAGGCGTACTAATGGGACCCCAGGTCGATGCGCCGACTATTCCGAGGATGTTGGTTGGTACACCGTTCAGGATCAGGTTTTGTGGTGGTACGATTTCCACATATAGGTCCGGCACTATTAGCGCCGTATTATTGACTGCTCCTGCCTGAATGATTGGCATTAATTTTTACCCTTACTGACTGTGAGACTTTCCAGTTTTGGAAATAGGGAACGGAACGCCTCAGATCGACGGACGCGGATTATACCGACAGGTGGAGTGTTGAGGCACCGATTTGGACTCGGTTACGACCAGGGGCTGTGCCCGGATAGTCTCGGGATCCGGGTGAGGAACGCCACTTAGACTTCCCCGGAAGTGATCGTGCGATTCGATCCTTCGGACGAGGCATGAATGGCTCTGGAGCCGCAGCTGCCCGCAGTGCGGATGAGCCGCGACGCGACAACAGCCGGATTATCAACGCGATTCTGCCTGTTCTGCGAATTGGAATTCGTAACGCGACTCTTATGGACGATATGGTCCGTATGCAACGG